TAAGAGTGTCTCTTTCTTCTTTTACAGATTTAGCATACACTAAGGCTTCTTCTTTTTGACGTTCTGCTTCTCTAATTTTAAAAGTAAGTTTATCAATTCTTTTTTTGACTGATTGTGAATATTCTTCCCCTTCTTCACTTGTAACTGTTTCTTCATTAGTAGAAACTTCTGCAACTGTTTCTTCTAAATCATCATTTTTATTTTCTATCTCTATATCCATTGATTCACCAGATGTATCTATTGGAATAGTTTTATTAGTCTCTTCTTTAGTATTTAATATTGTTGGCATGGGCCCTCCATGTTAAATTAAGTTAGCTGGCAAAATATCTCGAGGATCTTCGACAACTGCCAGTACTTCATCGTCGTTGATTATACGAAGTTCACCACCATCAATGCTAAGTCTAGCTCCTGCATATTTTGTAATGATAATCCAATCGTCTTTCTTGCACCATGCACCATTAGGAAATTTATCTTTATCCATGTAAGCATCAGGACCTACGGCAATAACTTTACAAATATTAGTAGCAATTGAAGCTTGTTCAATAGCGGTATCTGTAAGAATTACACCTCCTGCTGTTTTACCTTCTAATTTTAAAGGAAATAAAACAAGACGATATCCTGTTGGTTTAGGTACTTTTTCTATATCTTTTTTCTGTGTTTCTTTTTTTTTACCATCCCAAATATGTTTTGGCATAATAAGTTTACTTTCTGGTTTATTCATCCGATAGCTCCTGTTTTTTTAGCAGGTCCGTGAGTTCCTGTACTTCTTGTTTTAAAGCATGTAACTTTCCCGTTAAATACTTATATTCGTCCCAATTTGGAACGCCTTGTAATATAGCTTGTTCTACGGTTGCTTGTCTAGCAATTAATTCTTTTTTGTAATAGGTAAAAAAATTTTCTAAGCGCATGATTTCATTTGGTCAGCTAATTTTTTGCAACGATTTGGAGTTTGTTTATTCCATTTCGAGTCGAGCATCTCGTAGCTCGCACCAATAAAATTGCTTTCCTGCAGGCATTTCCACATCATACGGAACTTGGACACGCCTGTAGGGCCAAGCTGAAATACCATTTCGGTAATGGTATGCTGCGCTGTTGTAGGTAAATCAGTTACACCATGTTCTTCCATAAGTGTTCTAGCTTTACCTATTGCATTATTTAAATCTTTATCAAATACTTCTTGTAGTTCTTCTTTTGTGTAAGTCTTACCATCTTCAAACTTATCTTCGTGTACTACTTTATGGCCCCAGCCTATTGTGCGAAATCCTTCAGTGTCTATGTAAACGTGATCTCTGAAGCCTTCGGATAATTTTACGGAACCAGCTAATTCGTCGTATGTCATGTAAATATTCTTGTTGTTGGCCTTTTATCTGGTAACATTCTACCAAAACCTCTTGGATTTACGGTTATATAGCCTCCATTAGATTTTTTTACAATCTTATTTCCATGTTTTTTTGCCCAACTTTTTGCTATCTTAGGCTCATTTGCATAAAGATATGCTCTTTGTTTTTTAGAACGAAAGGGCATTAAGTTTTCTTTTTAGGTTTAAAAGCAGTTTTAGCTGATTGTTTTAAAGCTTTTGCGGAAACGGTGCCTTTTCCAGGTCGACTCGTGCCCTCTTTTTTGCGTTTGTTCATGTTGTAATAAAGTCCCTTTTTAACAGTTCTTCCATCTTTAGTTACATAAGTTCCTTTACTTGCTTTAATAACAGAACCTTCTCTCGAACCTTTTGCTATGCCACCATTTTTTTTCTTAATAACTCCTCTGCCAATTAAAACATCTTTACGAGTTATTTTACCATCACCACTTAAATCTTTTAATTTTCTTTTTTTCATTTTGTTAAACCTTTCGCTTTTTCAAAAGTGCGGAGTCCCGATACGCCCAACATTGAAGTGACAATTGCTAGAAGGGGCCCAGTTTCTATAGCAGGTGGAACAATATCCATACCTGAAAATTTTGCATACCAATCAATACAGGGAGATAGGATAAAGGCGAAGAACAGCGCTAGCGCTCCGCACCAGCCAATCGCGGGTCGCCAGCCAGCAACGAATACGCTGCGATGGCTGGCTTCCTTTGCATTAACATCTAATTGTTTTTCTGCAAGCTTTTGTTGAATGCGTTGCATGATAATTTTTTTATCTAATTTCTCTTCTTCTGATGTATGAATTGAATCGATAACGGAAGCTACTTGTTTTAAAGCGCCATCTTTACCGCCTAGTAAACCAGATAGCAATCCGAATGCCATTAAATAGCTCCGATAATAACGATTACGATTATAGCTACAATAGCAGCTTTAATCCAATCCTTCATTTTCCAGTCGCTCCACTCTTTAAGGTGAGCCCATAGATCTTTTAATAGGTTCATAAAACCTCCTTTGTTAAAACAGGATTATACTATTTTAAACCTTTGAATGCTACTTTTTTAATTTGAACTTTACTACGTTGTCCTTTTGGTCCAGATCCTAAGTTTTGTGTAACTTTTGGTCCTTCCATTGTTGCACTATAAACATCAGCTATTGCAGTTTGATTTACATGGGGTCCTGCATAAGGATTCATATCTTTTGAAACTGTCATTTTAGCATTTGGATATAGAGAACCATTTATAAATTTTGGTTTTGGATTATTTAATGCCATGTTATCTCCTAGTGAATTGTTGGTTTATCTTCATCTAATTCTTGTAAAGCATGTTGAATAAATAGTAAAGTCTGGTCTTCACTATATCCTTTACCTTCAAACAATTCTTTTACTTTAACCATTAAAACTTCTGCCATAATTAAAGCTAAATGATCACTAGTTACTGTATCTTTGACAAATTTATCAAGAAGATCAATGTAACTATCAAATAGTTGTTGTGGTGTTATTAATGTTTTATTTAGCATTTTTATATTGAAAACCTGGTCCTTTACCTTGAGCATCTAGTTTTTTAAGATTAATATTGGCTCTTAGTTGCGCAATATCTTCCTGAGAGTCAATTCTTGCATTATCAATAGCATCTTTTTGTTGTAATTTTTGTTGTTCAAAACCAAGTTTAGCTTGATCAAATTGTAGTTTAGCTTGATCATTCATTGCTCGTTGTTGTAATTCTTGTTGTTTTAATTGAATAACAGGGTCTGGTTGACCCGATCCACTCATTTGTGCCTGTAGTTGTTGTACTTCACCCATAAATTGTGCTTCTAGTGTAGCAATCTGTGCTTGAGCCATATCTTCTAAGTTACCGCCCTCTGCTACTTGGCCCATTTGTTGTTCAGCTTGTTCTATTTGCATTGCCACCGCTTCTTTTGCCTTAATAGTGACATGTTGTAAAATATGTTTATTTAACTCAACACCTATCTGAGGCATTAACTGAACGATTGGTGATAAACCAAAAAGTATATGCGCTTGAATATGTGCATCATGATTTTGTCCTTCGTATGCTTCAATTTTATCTTCTTCAATAAGTTTACGGTTCTCCATGGATGGGCTCATAGGTTCGGGTTTTTCCAATTTCATAATCTTGTCAATATCCGAAACGCCCAAAGCCTCGTACATGCGAATATAAGCTTCTTTCACGTTGTGAAGTTGAGGCGCACTCGTTGCTAACTGAAGCTGAGTCTGTGCCAACTGAATGCGTTGTGCCATGGAGAATATGTTCGGATCTGCAACGGGAATAATATCCACGCGTTCATCGAAATCTGTTTGTTTAATAGATCTATCTCCTCCAACAACCGCATAAGGGTATTCATCAGGAAGGTATGATTGAATAACATTGGCTAATAATTTAAATTCTGTTTGCATTGCATAATACATTCTTTTGTGAATGCTACTCATGATACGCGAACCGCGTTCTAATAAAGCAATTGTCGTTCCAACAGGGGCCCCTTGATTTGCATCACCTACTTGCATGTCCGCAATTTGTGCAAAGCGTTGACCTGCATCAACAACAAAACCAAGTAAACCAAATAATGTTTGTGATGGTTCTTTATAAGGTAATGGCATTAAGCCTTCTCGAATAGCACCAGACGGTGCATCAACATCTCTAAACTCACCTGGTTGTAATGGCTCATCATTATCGGCGATCCGTAGACCACGTGTCTTGAAACCCGCAGGAAGATTAGCTAATGTTCCAGCATCAATTAATTGACGTAATGCTTGTGTCGCGGTACGCGATAGGCCACCAATTAAATGTATTAAACCAAAACCATAAAATCCTAAACCTGGTAAAAATTTATAGTGTACAAAATATTGTTTCTTCTTAAATAACGAATCATCTTCATCGTAGTTACGACGAATAGATAAAACTTTTCCTGAAGACTCTTCTAGAGTTACAATGTAGGGAAGTTTAATTCCTGTTTCCTCATCATCTCTTTTATCTTCATAACCAATTAGATCTAAGTTTACATGAAACTCTAAAATAGAAACTGTTTCTGATTCGCCCGTTGGTTGAAGACCATCTAAATTATTAATAGCATCTTTAATATTTCCTGTGCTGTACGTTGGTGTATCAGGTGATGATGGCGTAATATCAATGTCTCGGTAAAAACCTGCCACTTGTTTTTTACGTACATCATTTTCTGAAAGTTTAACAACATGTGTAACACGTTCACAGGAATCTAAATCACTTGCAGTGTAAGGGACAACAAGATCTTCGGCTGGAACAAATTTTGACACGGCTCTTCCAAGCTGCGCATCGTAATATACTTTTTTAAAGGTCGATCCACTGAGGGGTAAATAAAATAACATCTGATCAAGTTCAGGAGTGTACTCTTCCATTACTTGTGTAAGATTATAATTCATGAATTCTTTTACGCGTTGTGATTGTTGATATACTTCAACTGATTCTTTTCCCACGACACGCGTTCTAACAGGACCATCAGATGGCATCATTTCTTTAAATGCGGTTGAACTAAATTGTGTAACAGCTTCGGCTAATAAAGGATGTGTAACGGAACTCGCACCGCGAAACGGTCTTGTTCTTTCTTGAAACTTTACTCCAAGTAAATCTAATCCTTGTGTGTAAGTATGGGCCCACTCTTCGCGTGACGCCCGATCATTTTCATAATCACCCATAAGATCACTAGCAATAACTCCTAGATCACCGTCATCCATGTCCTCCGCTAAGTTACCATAAAAGTCTTGTTCTATTGGTTCATCATCAATAATAGTTTCTTCGGTAACTACTTCAATTTCTACTGGTTCTTCGTTTTGAATTGCATCTTCAATTGTTTCACCAACAATTGATTGTATTTTTTGATCAATATTATTATCAGCCATAATTTTTTATAACCTATTAATGTCTATAAAGCCACCAAAATGAAATGTAGGTATATCAATAGATCCACCTAATTTTTTCTTTGTTATTTTTTTGGTTGTGTCTGAGATGTTGGTTGATTCTCTTTGGAGGATTTTTGAGAAGAACTTCGTAAGTTGTTCTGCATAATTATAGATGTTTGGCCTGCCTCCACCTTCGGAAGTTGTTGAGGAGTCGTCACTAAAGTTGTTTTTAAAACCGCCACCTTGTTTATCCTTTTTCCAATTGTTAACTAGTTTCTCTAATTCTATTTCAGATATATACGTATTAGCATCTAAATTCAAATCATTTGTAATGTCATTAAGCTGATTTTGAGTAAATTCTTGAATATAAGGCAGTATATCTGCTTTTTTTAAAGGAGAATTCTTAATAGCATCTTTGTCTATAATTATACGAATTCCTGCATTTCCGTCTACTATTATAGGTTGATAACCACGAAATAAACCATTAGGATCCGCGTTTATAATTCTTTCAAATAAAGATTTCAATGTATCACTATCACGTAAATTTTCTGACCCATCTTCAACAATATCTAAAGAAAAATGATTAGGATTCTTTGTTAACTCTTTTGCAGTATTAACCCATACCTCTGTTTGATTAAGCATATAGGCAAGTTTAGCTGCCGCGTCTTTTGCGGTTTCTTTTGACATGTAGGCTTGTTGCACGGTTGATGGATTTTGATACAGTTCCCATCCACCTGTACCATGAACAGTTCCACTAAAATCAACTCCTGTAAGTTCTCTAACATATTCAATCGCTTTAGCTGTCACTTCTTCACTTACTTTAAATTTTTTATCGTCAGGTAAGGCATTATATTTTTCTCCATACACTACTGACCATGGACTTCCTTCACCAGGATCGACTTCCATAGAAAGACGACGCAAGTTTCTATTAAGTGCCATATCAATATCTCCACTAGTACCTAGTTCACCATACATTTTTGTTAAGTTCATCCATCCAATGGCTTGAACTTCTGCAGGGATCCAATCGTTCTTACCTTTCCAGTTTATATCATTTAAATATTTTGTAAGATCTTGACCAAATAAAGATCTGTTTTCATATTTAGTTCCTGTAATACCTCCTTGACCAAAATCAGTTTTAATGTTTTCAGGAACAATATAACCAAGTTCTCGAAGTTTATTTAAGTAAGTAGGATCTACCATTCCTGTATCTCTTGCTGTATGAACGTCGACCACGAACGGCGAACCGCCTGCCGTGTCATTATTCATAATGGAACGCGTTACTAAACCTTCACCCGCATCAATAAAATCAGCTATCTTTGGACCAATACCACTTTCAATATCTCTTCCGTAAATAATGCTTTTAATATTATTTGTTGGTGCAGGAAGACCTTTTCCTTTTACGTCATCAAACGCAACACCTCTTTTGTATTGCTCATAAATATATAAAACATTTGTTAAAGCATTTGTGGGAGACTCATTAATTTGTCCTGATAACCATGCTCTTGCTACTTTATCACGAAGATCTTTATCTCCTCCAGTAACAACATCAAAACTCTCATAAACTTTTTTATACCAATCCTTTTGATTAAAAATTTCTTCATCACTTAATGTAATTTTATTAGTCCAATCTTCAAAATTAATATTTCCTATGGCAATAGGAGGTAAATTAGATCCTTCAGGACCATTTAAAACTATACGCTCATTTTGTGGGCCACCTGGATATGTATCAGTCTTACCATCAATAATATTTTGTAATCGCATTTTATGTAACCGTGTAATGTTATCTGTTTTTTCAGGAGCAAAATTAACACCTTTCTTTTTTTTCTTTTGAATATCTATAACTTTATCTTCTAATTTGGTGACTGTTTGATCCACCGCTTTCTCCATTAAAATTTCTGCTAATCGTTTCCAATTAATATCTATCTTTGGTCCATCATCATTAGGATCAGGCATTTGATCAGGTAGATCAGGTAACACGTTTCCTTCTTGATCTATTGTTGTTTTCTTTTTATCATCATCTTTTTTTGTCTCCAAAATAATACCACTAAGATCTGTATTTTCTGTGACAGGTTTTGGTGTGTAAAAACTATCTCCATATGTTTTAAATTCTTTAATTCGTTGCGACTCTGTTTGAGGAAATATTGTTTCAATATCTACTAAATCATTCTCTCCATAATTTGAAAGATCTACATTTTGTCCTTTAAAATAATCAACAACAGCAGGAATAGATAATCCCATGCTTGATGCAAGCATCGCTAGAGGTATTGCAGCTTGAGCTACCATTTAATAATACTCGGGTTGTTGTTCGTAAACAGGTTTAATCGGGTCTTCATAATCATCCTTCAGCGCAATAAAATTACCTTGACGATAACGCATTAATGCTTGCGTCATACTATCAACTAAATCATCATGTTCACCATAAGGAAATGCGGCGCATTCTTCAATCATTTCTTCCGCGAATTTTTTTCCTTCAGGAGCCCATACTTGACCCGCTTCAAAAATAGGAGACACAGAATTTACTCTTGTTAACTTATCGTTACCACGTGACGGCGAATAACTTACCACAGGAATTCCTACTTGTCTAAGTTCTTGTATTAAGGGCATGCCACTTGCTTTAGCTTCGACAATAATTGTTTCTGGCTCCCAATACTCGTATTGTTCTAAAGCAATCTTTTTTAATTCAGGAAATTCCCAACGCTCTTTGATACAATCTAATAATATAATTTGATCCTGATTATATCCTGCTTTAAAAATTCCCCATGTACTAATAGCACTGAAATCGGCTTTTTCTTTTTTACTAAAGGCGGTGTCATAACTTTGAATAATATGAACTAGTTGAGGCATATCTTCTTTATCCCACATCTTCCACCACTCACGTTTAATAATCGCTCCTTCTTGAGACGTTGGTTGTTGTTGATATTGCGCCTCCCACGACATAACAGGTAAGTTTGATTTAATAGACTCTAGTTCTTGTTGTTTCCAATACTCGGGCCAAATAGGTTTACCACTTGGAAGTAAAGCAGGGAACTCTACTACCTCCCATTGGTCCGCTTTAGTTTCTGCTTGTTGTTTTATTAAACGGCCCGTCAAGTCGCGCTCCGACCAACGTGTCATTACGACAACTATAGCTCCACCTGGTTGCAAACGTTGCCTTGGTCCTGACATATACCACTCAAATGCATTATCAAAATTAGTTTCACTGATGCTTTGCTCTGAATGAGGGTCATCAATGATCAATAGATCTGCACCACGTCCAGTAATAGCACCACCGATACCAGCTCCAAAATATTCTCCTGCATGATTTGTTTCCCAACGTCCCGATGCTTTACTATCTGCACGTAATCGAACATCTTTAAATATTTTCTTGTATCCTTCGTCGTCCATAAGGTTACGCATTTTTCTACCAAACCTATATGAGAGCTCTGCTGTGTGAGTTGCTTGGATTATCTTTGTTTTTGGTTTCTTACCCATTAACCAAGCTGGAAATAAGTACGAAGCAAATTCTGATTTAGTGTGTCTTGGTGGCATATTAACAATTAATCGCTTTAACTTGCCAGATGCTATGTCTTCAAATTTTTTAGCCATTACATTGTGGTGATATCCATCAATAAACTCAGGCCAGACCATTTTAACAAAGTGCATAAAGCTATCTTTTGCCTTGGCTGCATCATCCTGCATCGCAATTGCTAATAAAAGCCTTAATTCTTCGTCCGAATACTTTTCAAATTTATTATTTTTTTGATCCATTGGGACTCCTACCCTCTTTATACTAAAAAAAAGGGGTATACCCTATAAAAAAGTGTTTCATATGAAAAATTGGTGGCTGAAAATTTGAAACATGGCCCTAGTGCTCTTCGCGCACAGATCACGGCCAATTTTAAGGGGCCCATTAACCGCGAAAAACCGCCATTTTTGATATGATCCACAGGTACCCTAAGCAATGTTACCGTTGCGCGTCACGGTAAACCGCCAAAAACGTTTTTGGCCCAGATTTGCGCGATTTCCAATGTACGATAATTGTAGTTATCGTACCTTATCCTGTTTTACCGCAGTTTTCCTCGCTTTTCGTGGGGCGCGAACCGTGAACTTTTTTTAAAAAACTAGATATAGTATCCCAACCTTCCCTCGTTGGCGGTTCGAGTACACCGTTTCGTGAGAGATCTAGCGATAACCTTCCCTCATACAGATTTATCATCTCTGGGGGAAGGTGCTTCGCGTGTTGCTGATAAACCAATATGTAATTGCAACCTCCAGTCTCCTTCCACAATTTAATGTTCATTGATATTTGATGTGGACTCAGCTTGATCTTGTTACCAGTTGCAACTTTAGCCTCAATGAAGATCGTATCTAAACGTGGAGCAACTCCAATCATATCAGGGAACCCATGAAGGGTTGTAGTCTCAATGCGCAACCAGTTATAAATAGTAAGCTTTTTCTTTATTAATTTAACAAAGTATGACTCTTTCATGTTACAAAATTAGTATGATTATTTTTTTAAAAAGCACAGATACGCATGATTAAGGTTTGGTTACTCGTTACAGCAATGTCATTACAAGGTTGGCCAAGTGTAAAATATAGTGCAGAACTATTTATGAATGAGCAAACATGTGAAGCAAAAAGAATATATGTTGAGAACCAATCAATTGAAGGTGCATTGAATAGAGGATACTCTGCAGTGCATGTTGAAACGTGGTGTCTTGAAACACTTATGTTTACACCTAACAGTACTTAATCCTCGTGCTCAATTAGTTTTGGTTCAGGCTTAGTCTCTTCTTGTTCAATGACATTCTCTTCATTAACAATTGGAATTCCTTTACGTTGTAGTTCACTTAGCTTTTGCAATAGTTGATCGCGCGGTAAGTTCTCAACAGCACTCTCCATTCTTATTGTTGGATCATACAATCCCGCAGCCTTACCTCTTAAAGCCTCAGCATTGATCGCTGCCGCATAATGTTTTTCGTCTTCAGCTTTTTTACTAAGATCATCAAGCCTTGCAACATGCTTATCCATATTAACAGAATACTTATCTGCTAATTCTTTTTTCATATCGTAGATGGCCTCAGCAACTAATGGATATTTCTTTGGATCTTGTAACTCCCAAGCAGATCTTCTAGCTGCAGAGTCAGAGTATCCTGCTTTGCGTGCAGACTCAGATGCAGATTGCAAACCCATTAATGTCTTGGTGCAGAACTCATAAACAAATCGTAATTGCATTGGTGTTAGCTTGCGTGATTTTCTTCCGTCAATTATTTTAACCATAATACACTATTTCTAACCCTCTTTATAAATCAACATATAAATTATTTTCCTCGTGGTGCAAAGAACAAAATGGCTGTTTTCTGCCAATCAATATTTTTACCTTACACTACTAGTGTCAGGCTTACACTACTAAAACTCGACAAGTGTAAGGTAGTTTATGGCTTAAACAAACGATTATTTTGTCTACCTGACACACCTTACACTAGTATTTCGTTTTTAAATTTTTTTTTTTTAAAAGGGGTGGGAAAAGGTGTAAGTAGTGTAAGGTGAACCACGGATCACGGACCACGTGACACCTATCATCACTGATGGTATATAAATCAAGTGAATAGAAAACATCAAAAAGGTTTCATATCGCACATCCAAGCAATTAAATTTCTATCGGATCAAGGTTACTATGTCTTTGATAATCTCTCAAGCTTAGGTCCTTGTGATCTCGTTGGTATCAATGAGTATGGAGAAATATTATTAGTTGATGTTAAATCAACAAGCATACGCAAGTCAGGAAAATACAAAGGATATCTCATCACACGCACACAAACAGACCTCCAGAAGAAACTCAAGATACGCATATTAATGGTCGATGAAGAGGGAAACTGTACCCTTAAATAACCCCAGAAAACAGCCATAATATCGATAAGTATTGTATATATATAATAAATCACTATAAATTATTATATAGACATAAAGGAGAAAGTTATGAGAAAGAAACA